CCTTTTCCAGCAGGGTTTTTCCGGTTGATGCATTGATAAGGCAGGCATGCTTTGCGTAAAGGTAATTCCCGTTCAGCTTTTCCGGATGGCTGTCGTCAAAACAGATCGGCGCCTCAAATCCATATACGCTCAGGTCTTCCATCAGCAGGGTGTATTCATCCGGTGTCAGTTTTCCGTCCGCCTTTATCTTCTCCGGAACCTGCTTTTCCATCGCTTCTTCAAATGCCCTCACCGCAGTTTCCGTGTTCGCGCCGTATTTTCCGTCAGCGCTGTCCTGCAGGAGGCTCAGGCCTGTCAGCTGCCTTTGGGCTTCCTTTACCCGGCTGCCCCAGCTTCCGATCCGCAGGGTCCGCAGCAGGTCGGTGTTTTCCGCCTGCATGATCAGGGAAACGGTTTCCGAATCCGGAGACCCTGAAGGCTGTACATCATATCCGTTTTCCTGCAGGGCTGTCTGAGCCAGCATAATTGCCGCGGAAGTTTTCTTCCCGACAATTCCGTCTGCGGTCCCGATCTCGTATCCCAGCGAGATCAGACGCTCCTGCAGGGCTTTTATGTCTGTTCTGTCCGCAGAAGCAGGCAGAACAAAGCCAAGCAGGCATACAGCCAGCACAGTGCACAGCACTCTCCGAACCTGTACTCTCATACCCCTGCCTCCTTCATACTGCCGGTACCCATCTGCCTATATAACGATGGAACCACCCATCTTCTTTCACAAGTGCAATTCGGGAATAAAAAACCGCTGAAGCATATGCTTCAGCGGAATAAGCGGAGAAGCCGGGATTTGAACCCGGGCTGCCATCACTGACACTACTCCCTTAGCAGGGTGAACACAGATGCAGTAATAGCAACGGTTCCGGCGGACAATGTCAGCAGTACGTCAGCAGTGGAAAGTCACCCGGTAATCGGCTGTTCGTCAGCATTCGGCCGGTCGATTTGATTTACGCCCGCAATTGCGTCCGATGTCTGCGGATGCGCATAACGATCCAGCATCCGGATCGTCGACCACCGCATGATCTTTCGGATTGTCTGCGGAGCAACGTTACTGTCCACGGCCAGCGCGGTTGCCGTGGTATGCCGGCAGGAATATGGCGGAAGTTTCCGGCAGCCGGTTTCTTCCAGAACGGCATAGTAGTCTTCGTACCATGCCTTTTCGTTTCGCTTCCAAATGTATCCGGACGGCATCGCATGATCCATGAGATCCTGGACCACCGGCAGAATGCAGTCTGCCAGCACGATCGGTGTGCGTTTCCGGATCTTCGTCTTCAGTCCGGCGCGAATGATCGTGCGGTTTTCCAGGCTGATGTACTCAGTCTTCAGCAGCATTGCTTCTCCCGGCATCATGCCGGTATAGATCATCAGGAGATGAGCTGCAGCGCGCCTGTCACCGTCATCGTACGCCTTCCAGATCTTCTTCTGTTCTTCCTTATCGAATGGTATCTGTTCCTTCTCTTCATGCTCCGGCAGGGAAATGAACGACGGCAGTTCCCGGGATGCAAACCGATCAGCTGCTGCCAGCTCGAACAGATTGGACAGGAGTGTCTTGCAGTCTTTGGCAGTATCAAACGTGCGGCATGCCTCACCGACGATCCTCTGCAGCAGATCCACAGTGATCACGTCGACGCGGACATCGTGAATAGGTTTCAGTTTTTTCCAGGCCGTCCTGTAGGCGGATTGTTTTCCCCTGGATATCTTCAACATGTTGCCTTCCGAGTATGTCTTCCAGTACTCAGACAGGCGCGGCGCTTCGGCCGGTTTTTCATATCCGCCGGCCAGCAGGGTAGGACAGTATGCAATTGCATCCTTCTTGGTTGTGAACCCGGCCTTCGTACGCCGGATCGGTTTCTTTGGTTTGGACGGATCCTCCGGGAGAATCCACCCGACCGTGACACACGCAGTCCATGTTGGGCCACGCTTGTAAGCACAGCCCATACCGTTTCCGCGTGTCTTTGGCCTGGGCTTGCGCTTTTCATCACTCATTGGACACGGCCTCCGTCGAGATGGCGTCGATAACGGACATGACAACGTTCAGCTGACGTTCATCAAAGTACTTCATCTTCTGGATTGCGGCACTAATGTTCGGATTTTGCCGTACTGCGTCAATTACCTTCAAGGTGACATCCTCGTCCATGTCGGATGTCTCAATAGGTAGAAGGGAAGATACGGGCACTTTGAATGACCGCGCGATTTGGAATACCGTGCCGAGCTCAGGTTCGCGTGTGCCGAGTTCCCATGCGGAGATCGCAGCCTGCGTGGCGCCTACAGCCTCAGCAAATTTCAGCTGTGAGTAACCCCTGGACTGGCGAAGATTCCGCAGGTTCGCGCCCAGGATTTTTCGGACGCGTTCGTTTTCAATGGAATCCAACATCTTTTATCACCTCCGCAAGTAGAATAACACGGAACGTTGTAAAATACAATAGTTTTGTAACAAAAAGTTAATCATTTTCCGATTGACATCACAACGTTGCGTTGTAAAATAGACTGTGAAAGGAGGACGTGCTATGGAGAACAGAATAGTCGATCCGGTGAGAATCGGAGACAGACTGCGGGCGCTGCGCGGCACGAGATCCATTGCGGTGGTTTCCAAAGCAACCGGTCTTTCGCAGGCCAGAATCGGAAACTATGAGCATGGGATCCGCGTACCGACAGACGAAGCTAAAGTTCTGCTTGCCAATTTCTATTGCACGAGTGTTCAGAAGATTTTTTTTACTTAACCAAACAACGAAACGTAGTGAGCTAATAGGAAAGGAAGTAGAACATGAACGGAATCAGGGATGCGCTTGTAAGACTTCTTCGGGTCTATGACAGAGAAGTTGCACTGGACAAGGCTGTGCGTGGGATCGGAAGCGCAGACAACTACCACTTCAACAACTGGTCGGAGATCGTTGACGCGATCAACTACATGATTACCGGCGGAACGCAGGATGACATGATGGATTCTGCGGTTTACAGGATCATAAAATCATCCATCGCATCCGAACGGAAAGTCGAGCTGCTGATGGCCGAGTATAAGAATGCGAACCGGGTGGTTATGTGTGCGCCGAACCTCATGGATCGTCAGGAAATCATCGCAATGGCACGTGAGAACGGGGGATATATTCCGCCGGAAGCGAGGCAGTCATGACCCTGAAAGAGATTGAGGATATGACATGCAACACGCTGACCGTGAAGCAGGTTGCAGAATTCCTTGGAAAGGATCCGCAGGTGATCCGCGACCAGGCGGAACGGGAACCGAAGTATCTTGGTTTCCCGATCTGCAAGGCCGGGCATAGCTACTGTATTCCGCGAATTGGATTCATCACTTGGGTTAAGGGACTTACACCGATCGTCGCTTATGCGCAGACAGGAGGCTGGACATGAAGGGCTTTTTCGACACGGAAGCATGGAAATGGATCAAACTGGTGCTTGAGATCGCGGCGATGGTGCTTTTCGCTATTGCGTTTATCGCCGTATACGATTTCGTCATGTCGCCCGCTCATGCGGAAGACAACACGGCATACGCCATCTGCGTAAAGGACGACGTGGTCAATGTTCGGGCCACGCCGAAGACGAGAGGCGAATGGATCGGTTACCTGAACCCGGGCGATGAAGTCCACCTTGATGGAAGAAAACGCAATGGATTCGTCCACTGCGTCGATATGAACACTGAGTCTGGTGAAGGATGGGTGTTCGCAGGGTACCTGGTCAGTGACTGTCCGGAGCTGGTGGACTGTGATGCGGTGATCGTCAGCAACGGCAGGTTGGCTGCACGGAAGTACGTTAACGGTGACCGGCTGAAATGGCTGAAACCGAACGTAAGTCTCCACGTGTACTACATGGCAGGTGACTGGTGCTCAACAAATTGCGGGTATGTTCAAACGAAGTATTTGGAAATGGAGGATGATTAAATGCCCGAGAGACAGCAGTATTTCAAAGAATGCCGTCGTTGCCACCGGCAGATATTGATGACATTCAACCCCAGCAAGGGGCAGTGGATTGCGTGCGACCCTGAGATCCGGCGGTACCGGAGAACGGAAGACGGCCCGGAAACGTTCGTCACGCCGGAAGGCGAAGTATGCAAAGGCGAGCGTGCCTTCGACGGTGAGTACGGGTACCGGCGGCACAGAAAGGACTGTGGCAGCCGATGACGAGAGCGCAATTGATAACACCGTCCAGGGAAGACGCGATCCGCCTGACACGTACCGAGAAGATCGCAATGATGTGGCTATACCAAGCCTCAACGGTGCTGTGCGAGATGCAGGACGGTCTGTCCGACGAACGGATCGACATGGTAGAAAACGGCCGCGAACGGATGGCAAAACTGGCAGCAGAGGTGGAACAACTGGTCGATGACCTGCGCGTGACCATCCCGGAAAACCAGCGGATGAACATCCATAATACGTCGATGGACTGCGAAATGAGACTGACCCCGAAGGCAACTCCGTCTTCTGTGTCCGTGGTGATCCAGAAGGAGGAGTTCCGGAGCTTGGTCGACTTTGCCAGGGTCCAGTGCCTGCAGTGTGCAGAGACTGATACGGAGTGCGAGAAGTGCGAACTGTACAAGCTGCTGACGGTAATCCTTCCGTTGGACGACTACCACAGCACTTACCTGTGCCCGTACAACCTGGGAGAGTGGAAGAACTGATGGCAGAGAAGATTGTAAGACAGTACCGGCGTTGCCACTGCTCTACGTGCAACATCCACTCGGAGACATGCCACTCCAGGTGCAAGGATTACCTGCGCTGGAAGGCCGAGGAAGACGAGGTAAAGAATAGGATCCGCGAGGAGCGCGAACGTCGCCGCACGCTGAGTGAGGCCGGGCAGAAGTACATCCATCGGCAGATGCGTAAGTAAAAGCTTCGTGGAAGGACATACGCGGAGCTTTATCCCAGGCGTCGGGTATAACCCGGGACCTGTCCTATCCAGCAGGTTGTTTCCTCAATAAGGCGCAGGTGCTTTGATGGCTTCTCCCTGCGCGGGATGGAAAGGAAACTACAGCCTCCCGGTTGGGGATAGCCGGGATCAAAAAATCCCCACTTATACTACGAATCGTAGTGACTTCACATACAAAGGAGGTAGATCTGGAATGCGGGTGACCCTCGTCTGTGGGCAGTTCGTTGCGGAAGGAACATATGCTGAGTGTGCATCGTGGGCCTATTCCATGATTGATATGGATCGACAGTACCACGAGCAGCTCCTGAAGAAGGAAGCCCAAGAGGAAACCCGTAGAGTTGCTGAGCTTTTGAACAAACCTATTTCTGAACTGATGCAAGACGAAAACAAGGAGGATGACGAGTCTCATGAATGAGAGAGAGTACAACGAGGCCGAAGGGATTCGGAGATCGGATCTCTGGAAGATGGAAGAGAGCCCGGAGAGGTTCAAGTACTTCCTGGACAATCCGCCGGAACAGACGCCGGCCATGGCATTCGGATCTGCTGTGCACACACTGTTTCTGGAAACTCGAAAGATGTGGGATGAGTACGCGGTTGCCCCGCAGGTTGATCGGCGCACGAAGGACGGCCGAGCCGCGTACGAAGAATTCTGCCGGGAGAACGAAGGAAAACAGATCATCAGTCAGGATGACTATGATGTCATGTATGAAATGTTCTCCGCGGTTAAGAAATGCCCGCTGGCAAAAAAACTGATCTTCGGCAAAGGTCAGGCTGAGGTTCCGATCTTCTGGACAGACAAGGCCACCGGCGAGAAGTGCAAGGCCAGGATGGACCGCATTGTGACGTACCGCCGGAAGAAGTACATCGTGGACTACAAGACCACGCTGGCGGCAGATACGTTCAGGTTCAACACCGAGATTTGGAAGCGCGGATACTTCATGCAGGCAGGCATGTATGCAGAAGGGCTGAAGACTGCGCTGAAAAAGCGGAAACTGCCCGGATTCCTGTTCGTGGCCCAGGAAAAGAAACCGCCTTACAGCGTGAATGTGATCGAGGTCAGCGAGGAAGTGATGAACGCTGGAATCGCAAAGTTCCACTCCCTGCTGGAGAAGTACCATGCGTGCAATGCCATCGATGAATGGCCCGGATACGTACAGGACAATATTCCGAACGATTCATTTGTTCCAGGTTGGATGATGAGCGAAATGGAGGATGAGTTTGAATGAGAAAGCGCAAGATCCGTGAAGTGTCCGACGAACAGCTCCAGCTCATTCTGGACATGCATGCAAAATTCCCGAACATGACATGCGCCGAGATCATTTCATACTCGCAAATCCCGGTATCGCCAGGCTTTATCAGCTGTGTGATCAAACGTGGAAGCGTTGAAGCATACAACGAGTACAAGGCAACAAAGAGGGTCCAGGCGAAAGAGCGCGCCGCAAAAAAGAAGGAACAGGCCATCAAAAATGAAGAACCGCGCGTTGAAGAAGAGGAGAAAGATTCCATCTCGGCAGCACCGCCTATTGGGCCAACCGACGATCAGTCACTTCTTCTTCGGATCTGTAAAGCACTCGAGTCCATTGTGTGGTCACAGAAAGAAATTCTCCGTGAAATCAGGATGCCTGATTCTGCAAAGAACGATTTCGTGAGGACGACCGGCGAACAGATTGTGAACATCGGCATGAACATGGGATCCATTAAGAAAAAGTTTTCGGAATATGAGCTGAAATCCGAAACGTACATGTGCTCCATGGACATGTGGATGCATGAAGTCGCCAGCGGTGTAAACATGGCAAACGAAGGCATCAAGAAAATGAATGAGCTTTGGGAAACACCTGAACCTGAAACAGTACAAGGAGGAACAACAGAATGATTACCAAGGAACTGCAGAACATGAGGCCCCTGAAGGGCGACGAGAAGCTGGAACGCGACAGCGAGTACATGGGCGCCGATGATATCGACCCCAACGTTGAGCCGATCCTGACCATCAAGAACCTGTACCGCGGAAAGATCACCCTGTCCCGCGGAAAGGAAGTCAAGAACGTGCTGACATTCGTCGAAGAGACCGTGCCCGGGATCGTTGAGGTCCGCCCGCTGATCGTGAACAGCGGTAACCGGCAGGTGCTGAAGAAGCTGTTTGGCCAGGTTACGGCCAATGCCCTGGAAGGAAAGAAGATCCAGCTGTGGATCGAGCACGGCGTCCGGAACCCCGCGAAGAACGAACTGACGGACGGGATCCGGATCAAGGACAAGAAACCGGCAGCCGGCAAGACTACGACAGCTGCTGCACCGAAGTGCGCAGACTGCGGGAAGGACATCACAGGATCCGGCAGCTTCACGGCCGAGCAGATCGCTGCCGGCAGCATGAAGAAGTATGGCCGGCAGCTGTGCGTGGAGTGTGGGCAGAAGGCCAAGGCTGCAATGGAAGCACAGGAAAAGACTGCCCAGGAGAACGATGCTCCTGCCGATGACCTGGCTGCCCAGCTTGCAGCTGCTGCTGAATAAGGAGGAATGACACATGAACAAACTCACGATTATCGGGAACCTCACCAAGGACCCTGAGTCCCATACCACGGCGGAAGGAAAGAGCGTATGCAACTTCTCAGTTGCCGTGAACCGGAAGAAAAAGATCGACGGACAGCCTGAAGCAGATTTCTTCCGCGTTTCTGCCTGGGGAAAGCTCAGCGAACTGTGCTCCAAGTATCTGAACAAGGGCCGCAAGGTCTGCGTGGTCGGTCCGGTGAGTATCGATACCTACACCGCGCAGGACGGTACCACCAGGTCCAACCTGGAAGTGTACGCGGAGGAAGTTGAGTTCCTGAGCCCTGCCGGAAACAGTACACAGGCGCCTGCAGCTGATACGTCTGCCGGTGGGTTCACCGCTGTGGAGACCGGTGAACTGCCGTTCTGAGAAAGGAGAAACAGTAATGCCTTTCAGTTTTACCACGAGCATGAAAACCGTGTGCGATGTTCAGAACAACGTGGACAAGGCAAAAGAACTTTGCAAGGTGATAAACGACAAGGTAACAAACGAGTGCCACGGAGCTCTTGACTACTCAAAGTCCATTGAGCTCTGCATTAAGGATGCACTCGACGTAGTGCACGGTCTCGAGTTACTGGTTGATCGCCTGTTGAGCATTGAGCTCAAGTGATTTCAATGCGGGTGGCGGAATATGTAGACGCTGCGGCGTGAGTTCGTGCAAGAACCTAACCCCTGTGACATGAGCGCAAGCGGTGACTGTCGGTTAAAGGGTATCGAAAAGACACGAGTCATGTGAGGTGCAAATCCTCACCCCGCATTACGATCAAATGTTAGCTTCCTTACACGCTTACCGCACATAATTTTCGGAACTACGGTACGGAGGCATAACATAGGAGTTTACAGACATTCATGGCAGTGTGTCTGCCAGCCAGAGGGGATTGACTCCATACTGGGCAGGAAGGACAGCCTACGGGCCACGCCGCCAACACTGCGGTCACTCTGCAATCCAGAAACCTCGCAAGACCTTCTGCATCACCGTGGGGGTGATTTGGTTTCGACAGGCTATGAATGGTACTGGAAACACGGGCATGATACCGCCTTACGGGTCAACAAAAAGAACTGACGAAGACAACATCTACGGCGAACTCAAGGCGGCTTAATTGCGCCTCGCTCCGAAACGACGGACCTGCCAGCCGGTAACCGTATGAGGATCAGAGAATGACTGGTTGATTGGCTTCGGGCCAGCTGCTCTTGTCCGTTCACAGTCCAACGAACGGACTGGTGGAACCGGATATCCCCTTGAGCGGCATCTCTATAAACTGCCTATCGTGTAAGAATTTCCAGTATTTGTCGTAGTTTGGACACGGGTTCGATCCCCGTCACCTCCACCATTTTTACTCCGGATTAACGGGCGCATCAGAGAGTGCGACATCCGGAGACTATTTGAAGAGAGGAAGGAAAAAATGCCGAAGCAGAAGACAGATAACCGATCCGTCGGTACAAGGTTTGAAGCTGAACTATGTGAGATCCTGGCCCAGCATGGATTCTGGGCGCACAACATGCAGCAGAACCACGCTGGGCAGCCGGCAGACATCATCGCGATCCGGGGTGTTTTCCATACGATGATCGACTGCAAGCACATCGCGGACAATAAGGGTTTCCCATTCAGTGAGATCCGCGAAAACCAGCGCAGTGCCATGAAGATGTTTCAACGGAAGTGTGGGCAACTATGCTACTTCGCATTCAAGCTTCCGGACGACACCATTTGGCTGATCACATTGGAACGCATGGACACCCTGATCAACCGCGGGAAAGTACGAATGACGGATGAGGAAATCAGGAACAATACATGGTCGCTGGAATCGTGGCTGGAAAGCAGCAAGACGTGGGCGGAGGAAGTATGATGATTCAAAAAAATAATAATCGCAATGATACTCGGACTTGCGCTGCTTCTTCTCGCGATGTTTTCGGTATTTGCTGCATTCCATTACTGCGACGATTCAAAGTCGGAAAAAGCATTTCTCATAATGGTTGGGATTTTTGCTTTTCTCGTTGCAATCGTCTGCGTGATTGGGATATTGAATTGTTAAGGAAATGATGAAATGAACACGAAAGTTTCAAACATGATCTACGTGTCGGATCCATCGAACGAGCTCGAAGACTGGGCAGAACAGAACCTGAAGTTCCCGAATCCGGAGTACGCCAAGAAGGAACGCATGGGCTTGTGGTTGGGCCGGACGCCGCGGATCCTCCAGATGCACTCCTGGGTTGGCCATACGCTGGTGCTTCCGTTCGGGGTGTGCCGGGAGATTATGCCGATGCTGAGATCCGGAACAATCGAATGCCACTTCCACCAGGATGAGGAGATCGAGTACGGGGATCCGGACATCGGCCTGTACGACTACCAGAAAAAGGCAGTTATCCAGATGATCGCGGCCAAGTATGGCATTCTGAAATCCAAGCCCGGTTCCGGAAAGACGCAGATGGGAATCTCCCTGATTATGGCGCATAAGCGGCGGGCATTGTGGTTGTGCCATACAGCTGACCTGCTTAACCAGAGCAGGGACCGCGCGCTTCGATACATCCCGAAGGATCTGATCGGAACCATCACGGAAGGCAAGGTCAATATCGGCGAAGGCGTGACGTTTGCTACCGTGCAGACAATGTCCAACCTGGACCTGCTGCAGTACCGGGACTGCTGGGACGTGGTGATCGTAGACGAGTGCCACAGGGTCGCCGCATCCGCCAGCACATTCACCCGGTACGAGAAGGTCCTGAACCACCTGGCAGCCCGGCACAAGTTTGGGCTTACTGCCACTCCGGAACGTTCCGATGGGTTAATCAAGGCAACGTTCGCAATGCTCGGAGGTATTGCGTATGAGGTGCCGGACTCAGCGGTTGCTGACAAGACAATGCCGGTGAAAATCCGGCCGCAGGATACCGGCACTGAGCTTACAGACGATTGCCTGAACACAGACGGCACGATCAGTTATGTGAAGTTGATCGAACACCTGACCACAGATCGTGACCGGAATGCACTGATTGCAACAGAGATTATCCGGGAGAAAAACCATAGTTGCCTGATCCTGAGTGAGCGCCTGGCACAGCTGGAAGAACTGCGTGATATGCTCCCAAAGGAAATGCAGGAGAAAAGCGCGTTCATCAACGGCAAGATGCAGAGCAAGAAGGCCAAGGCAGAACGTGAACAGGCGCTGGAAGACATGCGTACAGGGAAGAAGAAGTACCTCTTCGCCTCGTACAGTCTTGCCAAGGAAGGGCTGGACGTACCGTGCCTGGACAGGCTGTTCCTGGCAAGCCCAGCGAAGTTCAGTGCCATCGTAACGCAGTCTGTCGGGCGGATCCAGCGTACGGCACCGGGAAAAGAAACGCCGGTTGTGATCGACTTTGTGGATCGTGAGATCGGATTCTGCGAACGGGCATACAAGGAACGCTGCCGGAGTTACCGTAAGATCGGTGCGGAGATTATGAAATAGGAGTAAATAGGAGATTAACGTAGCAACTTGCAACAAAACTTGCAACAAAAGCAAGTTGCAAGCAAGAGGGAGGATAGCGAAGTATGGAAAGCATTTTATTCAAAGTCTTGATAGACGGTACAACGGTGGCACAGAACATGAGCATTGAACACGCATTGATTCTTATCGAAAACCTTTTCAATCATTATTACAACGATACGCAAATGCTTGTTTCCATTCAGCGAATGGACGGTGACGGGGATGCGGAAGTATAGGCATCCGTCAGATTGTGTCGATTGTCTGTGCCGTGTATGTGCAAGGAACGAGTACATAGACGCCTATAACCACATTGTTGAGAGTGACGGGGATTGGTGTCAAGGTTGCAACGGATGCACGGAAGAAATCATCGAAACGGAACAAGATTGTCCGAGAGAAGCATTTCTTCCAGACGAGAGCGAGTAAGTCACTAAAGGAGCGGACGGGTATCAAGTACCCGTCAAGTAAAGAAACCGTTGATTTGCTTTAATTACAGACAATTTGAAAAGAAATAATTAAAGCCGAATCAACTAATACGCTAAAGGAGCGGTGACAGGGATGGCAATCATTAAGCAATGTGATAAATGCGGAACAATAACAGGCGTTGAAGCAACTGTCGAAGTCCTCAGAAAGAGGAAGTGCCGTTCCCAACATGACGGGGAATACACAACTTCAATAAGTGCCACTTATGACCTTTGCGAGAAGTGTGCGAGAGAAATCGAACTGAATTTCATAAGCGAAGAAAAGGCAGACGAAACAATACTTTATTAAGTCACTAAAGGAGCGAACCGGAAAAGATAGGAGATTAGCGCACCATGCCGATGGAAAAATACAGATACCCAAAGGAATGGGATCGAATCGCAACAGAAAAGAAAGAAAGCGTTGGTTGGGTGTGCGAAGTGTGCGGAAAGCAATGCAGAAAACCGGGAGAACCATTTGACACGCACAAAAGGACATTGACAGTTGCACATCTGAACCACACCCCGGAAGATTGCAAACCAGAAAACCTAAAAGCAATGTGTGCGGTTTGCCATCTGAAATACGATGCAAAGCACCATGCAGAAACAAGAAAAAAGAGGAAGGACGGTGACGGGGAATGAAACTGCTTCAATTCGCAATATTAGCAACGTTTGAATCAACCGCAGACAAACGAAAATATCATTATCAGTCCCCGGAAATAGAAAAGGAGAACGTTAAGGGACTTCGGTTGAATATCGGATGGCTTTTCCTACGAATTGGTTCATTCATACTTACCGGAAACAAAGGATTCAACACTTATTCATAAAGTCACTAAAGGAGCGAACCGGAAAAGATAGGAGAATAACGACACAATGAGTTATCTGTCCGGGATGAAAACAGAAGCACAAAAATACCATGAAGCGAATGCGATGCAAGCAATGGAAGAAAAGACTGAACTGCCGCAACTTTACCACATGTCTTGCCAATCATGCGGAAAAGATTGGTGGGACAAAAAAGCGTTTCCGATGTACTGCCCGTATTGCAACACGAACAGGATGCCAGAACGGAAGGACGGTGACGGGGAATGAGCAATCCAAAATACTGTAGCGAGGTAGAGCCGGAGAATATGCCGGACATGGTAATAGTAAAGCATGGCAAATGGTATCGGCAGTTGTCGAGTTGCCCGTCCGCAATCAATAACGGTGGATCACGGATGCAGAGATGTTCGCTTTGCGGTGGATGGGGACGGAAAACTTTTGCTTACTGTCCACATTGCGGAGCGAAGATGGAATTAGAACGCTAAAGGAGCGATTAACGAATGAGAGAGTTCATCGTAAGCGAAGATTTTCATCCAGAAGTGCGAGGATATGCAGAGCTTGTCCGGTGCAAGGATTGCAGATTCAACGACAACCCGGAAGAAAGGGCATCCGAAACTAATTGGATGCCGTGTGATGAATACAAAACGGACGGTAATTGGTTCTGCGGTTGGGGAAAACGGAAGGATGGTGACGGGGATGGCTGATATCCGGGACATTGACGGTCTGTGGTGCGCCGAGGGAGAACGGTTAACCACGAGCGCCCGTTGAGATGGAGGTGATTCAATGGGCATCAAAAAACTTATCGTGTCCGCACTGATCATGGCGGTTGTATTATACGCGGCAGAATCATTTGCTTGTGACATTCAGGAAAAATACATCCTTTGTCATCAGGAGTCCGCAAAATTTGCCGAAAAGATCACCCGGGATGCCGGATCGGAGCTGGAGAAGTATGAGATTATCACATGGTATATCTCAGAGAACATCAACTATGACTACATCCGTGCGATTAAACTGCCGAAGACCGGCGGTGGCCCGGACCTGGATTATGTTTGGGATAACAAACGCGGAGTATGCATTGACATTGCTGCACTGACCGTATGGATGCTTCGTGCGGTTGGGATAGAAGCACTACTCTGTATCGGAACTGTCCGTGGGTATCCTCACGCATGGGTGGAAACTGAGATCGACGGCGAAGTATACATCTACGACCACGAGAACCGGCAAGAAGAAGAATACAACACGGTCATGAGATTCTGACAGAAAGGGGAAACAGAATGGGAAAGATCACAACGATCGACGATGAAAAAAAGATCAGCATTGAGCTGGTCGTTCCATTTGAGAATTGCAGTACCAGATGCCCGCACTTTTCACTTGAACCGGAGTCTCCGTACATCATTGATGACTTTGGAAGAGGATGGAATACCTTCCACCCGCATTGCAAGAACATGTACATCTGCCAGAATGCCGTGAAGGTCGCAGGCTTAGAGAAGCAGGGGTAAGTATGGATATCAGAGAGATCAGCAATGTGATCCGGAATTCGGTCACTGCCATTGATGTGGCGAATGCACTTGGCCTGGAAGTCGACCGTCACGGTCGGTGCAGCTGTCCATTCCACCATGGCCAGGACAAAAACATGAAGCTGTATGACGGGAACCGCGGATACTACTGCTTCGTGTGCCATAAGAGTGGCGACTGCATCAGTCTGGTGACCGGCGTCGTCCCGGAGTGCAGCTACACGGATGCCATGTGGTGGGTGAACGACCAGTTCGGACTTGGACTCCGGCCGGCGAAGGAGAAGCCAAGCATATTTCAGCGAGACCGAGCCAGCCAGATCAGGAAAAGGAAGGATCAGAATGCCGTTCGCGACACCGGTTGATAACAGCACAATCAGATCACGCATAGCACGGGCCAGAATGGCCAGCCAGGAGCTCGAAAGATCACAGCATGACATTGTGTCCATGCGTATTGCACAACGCGAATTTGAGGCCGAATTAGCCAGCTGGAAGGATGTCATGCAATGGGGCTTGTACCTGGCTGCGCTCCAGATCCTGATGACCCTGGAGCACATGCGTGATGACAATGCCCCGAAGGATCCGGATGAACCGTGGAATGATGCGTTCTGCACTGCGGTCCGGTGGATCCCTGAAGCCAGGATGTTCCTTGAGAGAATGAGTATCGAGTGCATAAGGAGTGATAAACGATGAATCCTAAGTATTGTTGTGAGGTTGAACCGGCGGAGGTTCCGGACATGGTTGAAGTCATCCGCTGCCCAAAGTGTCATTACAAAAACAACTGCATCAACACAACGAACGGAATCGACCCGGAAGGATACTGCAAGTGGGGCAAGAAGGAAGGCAACAATAATGGCTGATCTGGACAAAGTTTTGAAAGGCTTGCAAGCACACGCAGACGGATGTGGATACCGTTCACATCATTGTGATGTTGCGGATTGTCCGTATCGGTATGGTGATGAAAGTTGTGACATAGAGGAAATGTGCCGTGATGCTCTTGAACTTCTGAAATCCCAACAGGAAAAGATGGATGCTATGTTTCGGATGTTGAAATCAAGAGGTGAACGAATCAAAGAACTGACAGCGAGGAACGAGAAGCTGTACAACGATTGGCTTAGTTTGGCAGCTAAATAGGAGGATAGCACACTAATGAGCGAACTCGACAAGCTTGAATTATGGCTTAAGAAAAACGGCTATACATACGAGCGAATAGAAGAAAATTGGGATTATGGCAGACATCAGATAGTTGTCAACAAGGACACCGAAAAGCAATGGGATGCCATCTGCCAAAAAGGATCATACGGATATGCAGAAGGTCTGCTTGAAATCTATGGGTACATCGTGACCGAAGAAGATGGTGATACCGTTGTCGGATGGCTCAACGCTGATGCAGTAATCAACAGGGTGCGACAGAAGGAATTCATGCAAGAACAAATGGCGAAAGAACCTGTAATCTTTGGTGACGGTGCAACGTTTGAAGAAGCAAAAAATTTCTGGTATGCGTGTGCAGTATGTAAGAATCCGTTGGACTTCTGCGACAACTTTTGCAGAAAATGCGGTTCAGCTATTGATTGGAAAGGCGTAAAGAAGGACGGTGACGGGGATGAAAGTTGATCCGGTGACGGGATGCGCTCATATCGAGAATCTGAACACATACAAGCATTTCCGCATCTGTTCAAACTGTCATGCAGAGATGCCGAAAGAGATTTTTGAGGAAGAATTAAAGTTTTGTTGGCGGTGCGGTGTGATGTTCGATCACACAGACGATGAGCCAGATGACAAATAAACAGTTAGTACGCTAAAGGAGCGACCATATGGAAGGGAAAATGTCGGAAGTATTCAATGCGATTGATACACTTATCGAAAATTGCAATAGAGCAATAAAACAATTCAATCCAGAGACAGACAAAGGGAAAATCCTCGATGCGTATCAGAATTGGAAACCAACAAACGCAAGGAACAGTATGGGTTGCCCAGAGGATTGGTACTGCTATCCGTTCTCAATTTCAAGAACATTTAGCCGAGAAGAAGTCGAGGAAATGGACGAAAAAACCATCAGTTACCTTGTTCGGTTAGCAAACAACCTTTCGGACGCATTTTACTGATTCAGTTAAGTCGTTAAAGGAGCGGATATGATGTTGTTTGGACTTCTGATTGACTTCATTTGCAGGCTGATCCTTGTCGCATTGGCAGTAGGAGTCGTTTTTTTCGTGATCGTGATGGCCGTTCTGATGATCGGCGAGAAGATGAACTGGTGGTGATATGAATGAAGGCATATGTAATAAGCGACAAGGGCGGATACCTGGACTATGTACTCGTCGTTTTTGCGGAAACCAAAGGCAAGGCAATATCGTCCGCATTGGGAACAGAAGAGTTCCCAAAGTACGATTGGAATTTCACCGATCTTCGGGCAAGAAGGATCCCGGAACTGGACAAAGCATACCGCGGGCGTTGGCGCATGGATTGGGATGACGATGAAGACCGTCTTGCTTTTGTAAGGGATGCGCATTGCTACTGTAATGACGACTGCTTTGACCCGGACGATTGCGTAAGCTGTGTCGGAAAAGAATACTGCAGCCGGTATGAAGAGTACCTGGAAGAAGAACAGGAAGGTGATGGCAATGTTTGAATTTGTCTCGGAGTTTCTGAGGAACGTTTTGAGAATCATAGGGTATGTCGTGATCGCGGTCATCATCCTCTTATCAGCTGCAGGCTTCCTGGGTGGGCTGATCCATCTGATCGTGAACCAGGAGTTCTGCTGGTGGTTACCGGCCGGCGGTGTTTCTCTTATTCTGTGTGCTGCCCTGCTTAGGACAATCAGTGAATGGGATTGTGGAGGTGAAGAGAATGGGAATGACGATTAACGGAATGACCCCGGACCAGATGTGCGATGCCATGTGTGACAATGTGGTACCGAAGGAGAAACCGTGCTGGTGGATCTTCACGTTCGGACACGGCCAGCCTCACGCCGGTCACTACGTCCGGATATTCGGGACATTCGACAGTGCCCGTCAAAAGATGTTCCAGAAGTACGGTCCGCAATGGGGATTCCAGTACAGTGATAAGGAATGGGATGCCTGGCTGGCCAGGAAGCCTGCATATCTGCCGGCAGAAGAGCTGCTGGAAGAGATCGGGAAGGAGGAATGACCATGGCATTTAATTCTTGTGACATGCTTCCAAATGAAAGTGTCGAGCTCACAGTCCAGCACCTTGATATGCTTGCCTGCTGCGATGTGCTTTCAGACAAGGCAAAGGAAGTATGCGACAATGCTTCGGTTTACCTCAGGAAGCTGGTTTTGGAAGAGAAAAACAGGGAAGCAATGAAGCCGATTACAGATCCGAGGGTTGGCAATTTCTTCGGGAGGTGTCCAAAGTGCATGAAGGGCATTCGTTCAATCGAACATCCTCACTTCTGCGGACACTGCGGGTGTGAGATCGTATGGGAGGGGTGGGAGGAGTGATGTAGAATGCTGATATCACCGCCTCGGCCCATGAAGATTACCGGCACATGTCAGATGTGCGAACGACCAAACCTGCCGTTGCAGATGATTTCGTTCTGGGACTATGAAGGGTACACATGCTCGCAATGCACAGAGAAGCTGAAGAAAGAGAACCTGGCCAAGATGATATTTGCCATGGAACATGCAGAACCTGCGGAATAGAAAAAAACAGCATATGACCATTTTTTCTATTCCAAACCACAACGGAACGTAGTACAATACTCAGTAACCGAATAATAGGAGGCGTCATGATGACGAGATCAGAAGAAAAGAGCAGAGACCAGCCAAAGTCCCCTGCGGATTATGCAATACTACACCAAAGGTCATTCCGAACGGCCTTTGATTTTCTCACTTCTCACTTCCCACCAGGATCCGATCCGGAATGGTGGGATAAAACGGCAACGGAAGCATCAGCTGCCAGCGAGTCCCAGCTGGACGACCCACTGACAATGAAACTGCTGAGCGCAGTGATGGACTATCTCGAGATCGAGTATAAGAACAGGAGGGAACAACATGAGTAAGTTGCAAATAACAAAGATGCCATGCGGAAATGGCATGGATACCATGAGAATCGCAGGATTTGCCGATGGTGAACTCAATGCACTGAAGAGCATGGAACACGGAGAGGCCAGGCAGAAACTTCTGGACATGCTCGACAACCGGAACAACGGTACCGGCAGAATGTGGCAGTGTGGCTACGGTGTGTACGGACTATGGTTCGATAATGAGTTCGCGTATATGAATGTCGGTAAGTCCTGCGATTAATTTTTGCCGCTGGCTACTACAAAACGTAGTGAGGTACAACATGCGAATCGGTTTGATCGACGTAGACGGACATAATTTCCCGAACCTGGCGCTGATGCGGATCTCCGCTTATCACAAAGCAAAAGGTGACGAGGTTGAATGGTGGTGGTCTGACCTTATTCACTATGACATAGTCTACATGAGTAAGATCTTCTCCAGCACATACTCAAAGGACGTCCCAGAACCGATGAATGCGGACAAGGTGATCAAAGGCGGAACCGGGTACGCAATTCACCTTGAAAACGGGAAGGAAGTATTCGATAAATCGAAACACCAGAACCTCCCGGACGAGGTTGAAAAGATGTTCCCGGACTACTCGATCTACCCGGAGTTCGACTTCGCAGTTTCTCTCACGTCCAGAGGCTGCCCGCGCGGATGCAGTTTCTGCCACGTTGCTGCCAAAGAGGGCCGGTGCTCCGTCAAGGTGGCGGACGTTTCCGACTTCTGGAATGGGCAGAAGCACATTGAAATTCTGGATCCAAATATAACTGCTTGCCGTGATAAACGGGATCTGATGAGACAGTATATGGAGACAGGCGCCACGCTGAATTTTAACCAAGGTCTGGACATGCGGTTCATAAACGATGACGACGTAAACGACATCAACCGCATGCGGATTAAGAAGATGCACTTTGCCTGGGATAACCCAAAGGACGACCTGGAAGGAAAGTTCCGATGGTTTGCTGATAAATACAGGAAGTCCAGGAAAGGTATGGTATACGTGCTGACAAACCACAGCAGCACAATGGAAGAGAACCTTCACAGGATCTATGTGCTGCGGGATCTCAACTATGATCCGTTCGTCATGGTGTACAACAAGCCGGAGGCCCCGCAGGAAATCAAAATGCTGCAGAGGTGGTGCAACAATAAATTCGTTTTCAAAAAGGTAAAAAGATTTGAGGACTATCTTGGAAGCAAACACTATTCAGAAATAAAGGATATGTAACAGTGAACAACTATTATCAATGTGCTGAAAGGAGCAGTATTACCATGAGAAAAATCACAAAAAAATTGGCGATCATCGTCCTGCTGGTCGCCTGCATGTTGTTCGTTTTCGCTGGGTGTGAACGCAAGATGGGCAACCGGATCGTTGGCGGAAAGGACGTTCAGACATTCACCTATGCGTATGTTGTTGTCGGCGGACAGAAGGTCGCTGAAGGTGCCGTTACTCAGTGGCGGGACTATGACGACAGCGATACGGTCCAGGTCCTCGTCAACGGCAAATTCTACCTGACGCATTACACAAACGTTGTACTCGTTGCCGACCCGAATCAAGGTGCCCTGTCGTATGGTGATTCTTCTTGGGCCGGCATCGATGAGTGAGGAGGATCCAGGATGAAGATTGAGACAATTGAAGTATCCGGTTTCCGGCCGGCATTGCATGCCATGCGGAATCCGATGGACAGCTGGGACAAGTCAGATACTACCTGGCATACAACCGCGGACATGTATCCAGACGAACCATTTTCAACCACAATCGACTTTCTGATTGGCGAGAAGGACAAGGAACTTTCGATCCGTCTGCAGAATGCCGGCCCGGAACACTGCAAGCACCTGCGGATGATCATGGTATACGCCGACATCACTGCTCCCAGATACTGGTGGACTGAGTTCGACACGTACCGTAACGGAGTCGAGAAGGTGAGCTGCAGCACCATGCACAAGCTGACGTCCCGGCCGCTGACGATGGATGATTTCGAACATGACTGCCTGTGGGACCAGCACCTGGAACAGGTAATTGAACTGGCCAATAATTCCATCAACATGGCCAAGAATGTTCACGATCTGAACATGACAGAAGAAGACAAGAAGCACCACTGGCGCGGCCTGATCCAGGGACTCCCGCAGTCCTACTTGCAGAAACGCACTGTCATGATGTCCTACGCAGCGCTCCGGAATATCTACCGCCAGCGTGAAGGACATAAGCTGAAAGAATGGGAGATGTTCCGCGAATGGGTCCGAAACCTTCCGTGCAGCTGGATGATCACAGAATGAAACTTCGCAAGATCGCTGCCATGTACCATTTCTATGGCATCGATCCGTTGTCCGGGAAGTGTGAAGATTGCCCACACTTTATCAGCGGAGAATACCATGGACGGAGGTACTTTAAGTGCACCGTCTATGGTTGTTCTCACAGCGAGAGCACAGACTGGCGGAAAAGCTATACTGCCTGCGGGTTAATCGACCACGACTTCCCGGAAAACGATGCCAGGGTCATTGATATCCTGAAACACGATCCGATCCTAAAGACAGAACAGATTCCTGGACAGATGACGGTGGAGGATTTCCTATGAGCAAGACAAACTGCGTGAACTGCGGATCCGCAAAGGACGTTGACGCAAAGGTCTGCCCGTTTTGCGGCACTTCTTACTTTGACCTGACGGACATCGACCTGGACGGTAAACATCCTTGCATCGTGCGGTTCAAGCACGGAGACAACGTTTTCCAGATGAAGGCGTACCCTTCCATTGCGGAAATTACATTTCACCCTGTTGCCATGGATGCCAGGGGCGTGGATGGACGCCTCTTGATGATGAGCCGCAACAACAATATCACTGCACGTATTGAGTTCGTGTCTGCCGGATAAAAAATAGAGAGGAGGTGATGCCATGTGTCGGAACCGACAGAACTGATCCCGAAATTTACGTTGGATGATTTCCTGAGTGAGGCACCTTACCAATGGCTGTACGAACGGAAGGACAATAAGTTCATGCTCCAGATCCTTCTGCAGAAAGTCCAGGTGATTGCCAAGGCTGCCGGATTTTCCGGTTTCATGAAGACGTGGAACGCATACGTCGAAAGTAAGAGTCCGCGTGCCACGATCGTCGGTAACAACCAGACGCTGTTCCCGGGACAGCCGGTGCAGCTGGACTGCGGACAATACGTAGCAGATGAGTACGGTGTGTCCCGTCTCAATGAAATGGGCGCCGAGGTAGAAGTCCTGTCCCACCCGCTGCTGCCGGTCAAGAGAGTGACCAATATCGAATCCCTGGAGGAGAAACTTGAGATCGCATACTGCCGCGGAAAGGACAAGTGGAAGAACATTACAGTTTCCCGGGAGACACTGGCCAGCGCACAGAAGATTATCGCATTGTCAAAGCACGGCGTCGCAGTGAACAGTGAGAATGCCAAGGAGGTGGTCAAGTACATGGGCGCACTGGAGTCCATGAACTATGACAACCTCCCGCGCCAGGATTCTATCGGCCATATGGGCTGGCTTCCGGACGGATCCTTTGCACCGTATGCATCTGAGATCGCATATGACGGGGAGTCCACCGAGTTCGCCAGGATGTACAACGACTTCCAGCCCACAGGCAGTGAGGAAGTATGGATGGACCTGATCAAGAAGGTCCGCAGCGGCAGGAGTGTACCGGCCAGGATCGCACTGGCTGCCAGCTTCGCCGCTCCGCTGGTATCGATCTGCAATGCACTGCCATTCTTCGTCCACCTTTGGGGCACCCAGGGATGCGGCAAGACAGTCGGTCTCATGGAGGCAGCCAGTGTATGGGGCAATCCCACAGTAGGCCGGTACATCAAGACCTTCGGCGGTACCAAGGTATCCCTGGAGCTGTACGCTGCTTTCTGCGGGAACATGCCGATCCTTCTGGACGAGCTGCAGGTGATCTCTGACCGGCGCATGTTTGACGACATTATCTACATGTTATGTGAGGGTGTCAGCAAGGGCAGAGGCGCCAAGGAAGGCGGACTGCAGACACAGCGCAGGTGGTCCAGCTGTATCCTCACGACCGGCGAAATGCCCATCGTGCAGAGCAACTCAGGCGGTGGCGCAGCGGTCCGTACGATCGAGGTCAACTACGGAGGCGAGCCCCTGTTTGACGACGCCCGCAGTGTGGCAAATACCCTGAAGGAGAACTACGGATTCGCCGGCCGCCGGTTCATTGAGCTGCTCCGGAATGAGCAGTACCGTGAGTTGGTGAAGGGTGTACAGAAGAAGAAGTACAACGAGCTGTCCGGGGAAATCCAGGATAAGCAGGTGCTGTCCGCATCCATCCTGCTTGCAGCTGATACGCTGGCTGATTTCGGCATCTTTAAGGACGGCAAGGCGCTGACAGTCGAGGACATAAAACCGTACCTGATCACCCGGGAAGAGGCCGACGTGAATGCCAGATGCTACCAGTGGTTGACCGGATTCATCGGTGCCAATCCGCGCCGGTTCGATTCTGAGGACATGAACAACGGTGAGCTGTGGGGTAAGATCGAGGACGACTATGTCTTCTTCATCAAGTCCGTGTTCGAGCGCGTGCTGAAGCAGGAAGGATATTCCGCCGGCGCATTCCTGACCTGGGCCAAGAGGCAGGGTCTGTTGAAGGGTGAGAACTATGGCATCGGCAGTGGGAACAATCGCCAGACCTGCCGGAAGACATTCAACAAGGTCTCGACCGTGTGCGTGGGTCTCAAGCTGCTGACCCCGGAGCCTGTGAAGGAAGAAAAGGAAGAGTACAAAGAGTACCTGGAGGTGCATCCTGATGACATGCCGTTTTGAGAATCAGAAATTAAATTTCCCAAAACGTACAAAACGTACAAAACGTACAAAGTCCTTATTTTTCAAGGCCTGCGTGTTGTACGTTGTCAGGATCCATTGTACGTTGTTTGTACGTTGTCACACCAGGACGTACACCGTGGAGCCCTTGATTTTACTGGGTTTTGTACGTTTTGTACGTTCTGTACGCTATTTTTTATACACACGCTTATATAGGACATATATTTTCTGGAAAATCCAGTCAAGCGCTCGCGCGCGCGTAAGGATGTTTCCCAACAACGTACAAAACGTACAAAACGTACATTGCCCTTGATTTTCAAGGCTTCCGTGTTGTACGTTCCTCATTTAGCAACGTACAACGACGTACAAAATGATGAATTTGAGGTGATGATATGAAGGTTATGATCGCGATCCCATGTATGGACACCATGCCGGTCGAGTTCGTTGAGTCTCTGCTATACACAGAGAAGCCCCAGCAGACAGCTGTGTTTTTCAAACCAAACAGTGTGATATACGACTCGCGAAATATCCTCAGCATCCATGCAATACAGCACGGGTACGACTACGTGATGTGGTTCGACAGTGACATGGTCATACCGCGTGACGCTATTACCCAGCTGCTGCATGACGTTGAGAAAACAAAGTCACACATGGTATCAGGCCTGTATGTGAAGCGGTCGATACCTACCGAGCCAGTCCTATTCAGTGAGATCAAACCACCAGCGCTGGAGTGTGGGCACATGGTAAAAAAGATCAAGGAATGTAACGAGTACCCGCGGGACAGTCTCTTCCTGGTAGATGGATGCGGATTCGGATGCGTGTTGACATCTGTACCACTGCTGAAGGCTGTGTGGGATAAGTACGGTCCCGCGTTCGCACCATACGCATGGACTGGTGAGGATATATCCTTCTGCTACCGTGTACGTCAGCTGGGATATTACATCTGGTGTGACAGCCGAGTGAAGTGCGGACATGTCGGCAGCCATGTGTACACGGAGGACGATCTCGGGGGTGGTGAGAATGAAAAGCATTGAGTGGTGGAGATCCACAGCACAGCACATGTGGCGGACGTTCTTCGCTCTGAAACGCAAGTTCGATGATGCCGGTACAAATGTTGTTCCGATCGTGTTTAACATGAAAAACATGAGCGATTCAGACAGGAAGATCTACGATATCTGTAACCGGATTTTCACAGATGAGTTTGTAAAAACAGACCAGGATATCCTGCAGATGTACTTCACGTCCAGGTGGGGTGATGACCTGTATGCTGTGGAGGATTACAGCCTGAAGCACAATGTACCTACCCGGGTGATCTGGATTGTCATCCGCCGCGCAAACCGTCTCGTCATGGAGGAGATAGGACTACTCGACAGAAAGGAGAGTGCAGACAGTAATGCCGATACTTGACATCATCGTCACGCATTACAATGAACCATGGAACGTTGGAAAAAAGTTTTTTGACATGCTGGCCATGCAGCGCACAGTGGACTTCTCTTCCATCCGGGTGATCCTGGTACAGGACGGAAAAGAAGACGGTTTCGCCTGGGGCCAGCTGATGAACGGGTATCCTTATCAGATCAAGGTCGTCTCGATCGACCACGCAGGACCTGCAGCCGCACGGAATGCCGGCCTGAAGATAGCAACCGCAGACTGGGTGATGTTCTGTGACTTTGACGACATGTTCTCGGACGTCGCGTCACTGTGTGCGATCATGCAGGTACTCCCGACAGACGACGCCGACATCATCTGGATGAAGTCATACCGGGAGGAACGTGTGCGCGCCACAAAGCAGGACATCAAGGGTGTGTTCCTGAACTGCCTGAGTGAGAACTTCCAGTACACCTTCGGGAAAATGTACCGCCGGTCCGCACTGTACGAGCACAACATCCAGTTCAATACCAACCTGCCGTACGAGTATGAGAATGCGTTCAACCACCTGGCGCTCACGGTGATCCCGCCCTTCCGGGTGCTGCAGCTGACAGTCGGCTTCATCCCGTACGTCAAGACCCTGCGAAAGGACAGCTACACCACGAATCCGCACACCGTCAACGAACGTATCAATGCAATGTACTGGCGTGACGTATATCTCACGAACGAGTACAGGTCACGGGGCCTGCAGAATGCGTACAAGGACATGGTCGCCGAGACAGTGTTCGACATGTACTACATGCTCAACACGAAACCAGCGATCCGGGCACTGCGTCCGCTCACGATCTCATTCACGAGGTACTATGAGGAAAACTGCGAGGCATTCTGGCAGATGAATCCTTCCAACCTCGAGGTGATCATGGATAACTGCATCAATAAGATGCTCGGCACGGTACAGAACCTGTACAACTACAATTCGATCGAGGCGGAACCACCATTTGACGGGCTGGAAAAGGTCCAGGCATGGCTAAACGATCTGGACGTCGACACGGACCACGATCCGCAGCCGGTACAGGCAGGTAAGTACACGGGACCGCGCGTCGTCATCTACTGCGGGACGTACAACACCTATCTGAACATGCTCACATCGGCAAAGTCACTGCTATCCCACACCCAGGTCGATAAGATCTACTTCCTCACGGAGGATGACGTCTTCCCATATGAGATCCCGGACATTATCGAGAACATCAACGTGAAGAACCAGGAAATCTTCCCGGCAGACGGCCCGAATTACAATAACGTCTGGTCCTATATGTGCATGATGCGCGCCGCATTCCCGAGCATGTTCCCACAGTACACCCGCGCACTGTCCCTGGACATCGATATCATCGTGAACGAGGACATCGGGCAGCTGTGGGATCTGGACCTCACGGATTACTACTTCGCCGGTGTGCCTGAACCATGCAGGCAGAAGACGTCCGAGGATCCGGTGTACTGTAACTTCGGTGTCATCATGATGAACCTCGAAAAGATCCGGAATGACGAGAAGGATCTCGAGGTCATGAAGATGCTCAACACCTCACGCCTCGGCTGCCCGGAACAGGATGCCTTCAATAAGGTCTGCGCACATCACATCCTCGCACTGCCTCCGGACTATAACTACACACCTTTCAGTCACATCACCGGCGAACCTGAGCACGAGATCATCACCCACTACGCCGGATTGAAGTACTGGAAACACTTCCGCCCCGTCCGAGAGTACGCCGGGAAGGAATGGAACGAAATCATGAACAGGAGGATCCAGGAATGAACGATCATAACAAGAAACAGGAAGAGAAACAGGACGAGAAAAAAACTGTCGTCATGAACGGTGTCAGCACGTACACAGCAATAGACCCGGACGAACAGAACATCCAGCAGAAGGTAAATAACATCATGGCGAACACCCCGAACGGGTATGACCCGCTCGTGTACTGGCACCAGGTTGCCATGGATGCAATCAAGTCCGGGCAATCCGCACAAAACGCGGCCAAACAGGCCCGTGATGAGCTGGGTAAGGCACAACGGTCATTCGATAGACTGTCTGAGCGAATCGCCCAGCAAAACGCGGACTATCGCGTGCAGATCGAGAAGGCTAAGTCGGAGGTGCCGTTCGACCTGTCTCGCCTCGTCGGTTTGGCAGGCAAAGGTACGATCGATTTGAACGTCACTATCCAGATCAAGGGGAAAGGGAGGCGACCTGAGTATGAACACGAAGACGAAGACGTCTGATGACGGTACCGGACTGAGCGAGGATCAGGTCACGGATATCGTCAAGAAGAAACAGCGCAGGCCTCAACGGAGCGAAAACTATCAGCCTCACTATGAGAAGGGCGATATGTCACGAATGATCACGGACGCAATGAACCTGTCAAGCATGGGCGATGTTGACATGTACGACCCTGAACAGGTCGAGCGGCGCGTGCGTGAATACCTGCAGTACACGATCGAACACGACATGAAACCTACAGTCGAGTCTCTGGCCCTGGCGTTCAATACAAACAGGATGCAGCTATGGCGGTGGAAGGAAGGTGTGGAGTCGAACCTACCAGAGCGATCACGTTACGCTATAAAAAAAGCCTATAGCATTATGAACCAGTTATTGAGCCAAACTATGGCCGACGGGAAGATCAATCCGGTAGCAGCGATATTCCTGCTGAAGAACAACCATGCGTACAAGGACCAGACGGACGTGGTCGTCACGCCGAACGCACCATACCAGGCGAAGAGCGACGACGAGCTCAAGGGCAGGTACCTGGAGGATATACCGGACGAGGAATGACACGAGCAGGCACGGAGCGGATCCGTGCCTGTTTTATTATTCCAGACGACAGGATATATATATTCATTGTACGTTAAGATATATATATTACCTTAACGACGTGACAGGTTGCTCTCTGGTCTTACTCGGCTGTAGAGCTCAACTATTCGCATAACAATAGTTTAACGAATAGTTGGTACGCGATATGTAGTAGTGCATCATCAGGCGAGGCACTATATGTACGATTTTGCATAAAGTGATGTATAAAACGGGCGAAAAATGCATAATATACAGCTGGTTTTATGCATAATCGGAGCGAATATGCAGGATCTGAAGGCATAAAAAAAGACCCGCCCCGGAGGATCCGGAGCGGGCAAGAAAGAGGGAACCCGTGGCAGTTAATCCAGGGTGACGTCCTCGACGACGTCCGCCTGGCAGTACGGGCCGAACAGATCGCCGGAAAGGTCAGCAGCCTTGTCCTGCATGGCATACTCGAAGTCCTCGAATGCACCATGGTCGTCGGACACGTTCTTCCGGACGATGTGGATGCCGTCATCGGCATTGATCAGGGCGGTATACAGAGTCTTCTTCATAGCTTTAATCCTCCTTGTTGTCGGTGGCAGCCAGGTCCTTCCTGACCAGCTGCCGTAGGTAGTCTTGCTTGGACGGGACGGAGTCGAGCTTCGCGATCACGTCCGCATCCGTGTTGATGTTGAGCTTCAGATGGTAAAACCTGCAGTGTGCGGAGTCGTACTTCCGCTGGGCAATGGTAGAACTCTTGGGCATGGTGGATCCTCCTTGAGGTATAGGTGGTGACTTATTGTACAGCGGATCCCGGGATAAAGTCAATTACCTCACCTCCTTTGCGGATAACAGCCGGTACTTACATCCCGGGAAGGTTTCCTTCATGTACTGACGATAGTCATATACACGGCCGAACACGTTGCTGCTGTCGCCGAAATCCTGGGTGTGCTCGTGCGTGCACGTTCCGATACCAGGAATCGTGACCTCGCTTTTGATGTTCAGCTTCATGCTTTTCCTCCTCTCACACAGCCTTCCGGTATGCGGAAAGGTCGGTCCAGTAGTTGATCAGACGGTTGATCTCGTCGTCGGGGTACATGTACAGCTCATACCGGTGCAGATCGGCACCGTCCCGGAGATAACCCATGCCTCTTCCGGCTTTTTTGGGGTCAGGAAGGGCCTCGCAGCCAGTGGCAGCGATAAGATACCGGGACTGGGATGCCGTAGCGGTCCTGAGGCCCAGAATCGTCGGGAAATTGCACTTCAGAACGGTGGGTATGGTGACTGCCATGACGTTCTGCGTGCAGGCAATGACGTGGACCTTCGCGGCCCGGCCGATCTGTGCCAGGCGCTGCAGCGGAGGCAGGGCCTGGTTCTTCTGTGATACCATCAGGTCAGCGAGCTCGTCGACGATGACATACAGGTCCCGGCCGGAATATTCCCGGACGCCGGCACGCTGCATCTCGGTGAACCTGCGCTCAGTCTCGTCCAGGGCATAGTACAGCGCGTCGATCATGTCGCCGGGCTCGCATGCATACCGGACGGTGTGAGGCAGCTTCTTGTACTGGACCAGCTCTACCTTCTTGGGATCCAGCAGCACAAAACCGCACTCAGACGGCAGCTTGGTGGCCAGAAGAGAGTAGATGATCCCGTTGACGGTTACGCTTTTCCCGGATCCCGTCGCACCCGCGATCAGCAGGTGCGGACGGTCTGCCAGGGCAGAATACAGCCGGAATACCCGGCCTCCCGGTGTGGAAACAAGGGTCGTGCTCATGCGTTTGCCTCCTTTATGACGCCTATCTCGATGAAATAGTTCTTCCAGTGGTCGTGATAAGCAGGCCAGTCCTTATCACTGCCGGCTTCCAGAGCACGGATGTGTGCCTGGGCAGTGGCGAGCGAGAAGTCCTTTCCCCACAGGGACGAAGCGGTCCACTCATACCTGCCTTCCCGGACGTACTTCAGGTACCAGGGATGCCCGAAGATCGTGTCATCCATACGGACCTGGAACCGCGAGCAATGCTGAGCGGTTCTGTATGTGATTCCATCCATGTTATTTCCTCCTTCTCCAGCACCTGGTGCTGGCTACGAGCGCCGGAGCCCGGCGCCCGTGTGCCAGGATCAGACGATCTCGATGGTGATTCCCCAGTTCCGCCTGTAATCCCTGATCTTGTCAAGGATATGGTAGTTGATCTGGTCGTTTTCACCGATCTCATACGCGACCTCGATACCCCAGTCGTCGTCACCTTCGTCGGACCATTTGCTTTCCAGGATGAACTGGTCGCATCCGAACAGTTTGCCCCGACGGATCCGGACCTGCCGGTGCCGCTTTGCGGGGTCTACGATCTCGAATGCCTCGCAGTACCTGGCGTCGATGATCCTTCCGAGGCCGTACGTTTCGAGGATCTGCTCCTCGCTGGTAGCCTCGAGTTCCAAGGTGACTGTGAAAGTCCTCTTGTCCATGTTTTTCCCTCGCTTTCTTCAGCGTCTGGCGCTGACTACGGGATCTCCGGCGGAGGTCCCGTGTGTCAATGTCAGATGTTACTGTTACAGTTTGATGTTCCGCTCGTTCATCCAGAATAGTGCGTCCCACAGGGCATCCTGCCCCGGGATCGTCAGCTCATCGAAGATGTCCGCGTGTTTGCCAGCGTCGAAGTAGTCTCCGAGCATCTCAAACAGGTCGTCCTGCGGTACGGGAAACTCCATGTGGTCCTGTTCCTCCATGGTGAACGTGTTCCCGATGAACGTGAACAGGATCCGGTCTCCGTCCCGGTCAAGGATGGTGTCACCCTTGTTGTTGTGTGTAAAGGTTCTCATGCTTCCACTCCTCTCAGAACATTGCATAGTACTCGTCCGGCATGTACTCGAGTTCGTACGCGCCGGTCTCGTCGGGTTCGATGTCGTCAACGGAGTTGATTATCTCCTTCAGCAACAGGTCCGGGGCGAGATCTCCTTCCCCTGTTGTACTGTCGAAGACCGTCACGCAGGTTCCTTCACCTCCACAGACCAGATTTCCATGGTCGTCCAGCACGTCCGGAGCGGGTGTGTACTGAATGATCCGGAGATGGTCGTCCGGGTGCTTTGTGATCCAATCATAGATCGTCAAGCTGATTACCTCCTTTTTCCTTCGGTGTCTGGCACCGACTACGAGCGACCCGGTGAGTCGCCCGTCTGTCGAAGTCAGATAATGCCCATCTCCCGGAACTTCCTGAGCAGGCCGTATCGTTTGCCCAGCCGGGTGAAGTGCTCCACACCACGCTGGCGCTCGTTGATCACGGCCTCTTCAGATGCGGCATTGAGGTACGCCTTGAATTCTCTGGCCGCCTCAATGAGGACCGCTTTCCGCCTCTGGTAATCAGTCATGCTTTCACACCTTCCTCACTGATAGTTGAAGTAGTAGTCGCACGTGTCCACGGTGATCCCGGTGAACGGGTCCGTGTATTCGCCTTCGATTACCCACATCACGGGGTCGTCGCGGATCCACAGGTCGTAGGGCTGAACGTCCCGGTCAAAGCGCTTTACGAGCCAGTTATAGACGTCGTATAGGTCGTCCCGGCGGAGGCCCCACTCGTGGTTCCCGGATACCTTCACGTGAAGCGTGACGCGCGGGTCCTTCACCCGGCGTGCGTCCACGGAACCGTATCCCTGCCAATGCTTGAGCTTCACAGAACTCACTCCTTTCCTCGTAGGTGCCTACCTGTCTCAACCTATCCTATCACAATTTCAAGGATAGGTCAATACCTATTTTCTGGCACCGACTACGAGGTCCGCACGAGCGGGCCCCGTCTGTCGAAGTCAGTGCATGCCGTGGGTAGCGGCCTTCCAGAGCAGGTCGTAGGCCTGCATGAACAGGTCGTACATTCCCTGCACAGCGTCCGCGTGCTCCTGGTCGTCGATCAGTGGGATCTGGCGCGCGCGGGAGCGGATTTGATCCAGCGCTTGATGCGCAAGACTGTACTTGCTGATCATTTCGACCTTGTTCGATAAGGTCTGCCTCTTTGCCGCTGGGAGGTTCATCTCCTCCGTTAGCGACATCTTCGGGATCCCGTACATCTCAGACGAGTCGTACGTAAGGATCGGCTTGACTGTGTCAATCACAGCAGTGTCCTTTCTGCCGGGATACGAGGCCTCCCGGCCGGGCCGTCGTCTTACTGTCCGCAGTACTCCATCCACACCCGGCCATGTCTCCGGCCTTCCGGAGGCACGAACGGAGTGCAGGGAATGACGTCCTTCAGGTGGTACAGCCATTTCACTTTCGTGTCCGGCTGCCAGTCATAGGACGATCCGCAGGGCACCCATGTGGCCCAGAGGTACTCTTCCCAGGTCTCGCGATCGCGGACCTCGACGATCTCGTCGATCACGGCGTAGCACTTCACGACCGGGCGACCGTTGCCGGTCTCCGCGATCAGGATGGGCTCGCCGAGGAACCGGCCGAGAGTGTTCCGGGTCCGGGTCTCGTACTGTTTGAGTCCGCCGATGATATCATCCACAAAGGGTTCCTTCTGGCAGTTAATGAAGATGATGGGCAGCAATTCGTTCACCTGCTTTCTCCGGCGTCTGGCGCCGGCTACGATGCCCGGGATCCGGGCACCGTCTGCCGAAGTCAGCTTGCCTTGAACCACTTGTCGTAGTCCGAGCATGCACAGTATCCAGCGGCGGCCTCAAAGAATTCCTTCGCCTTCCGGAGCTTGCGCTTCCACGTCTTGTCCTCTGGTGCATCAACTTTTACGACCGCGTTTTCGCTGTAGATCTCGACTTCATAGTCCAGAACCTCGGCGAATTTCTTCCGGCCTTCACCCGTGAGCTCGAGCGGTCCGCAGAATGCGATGCCGAGCTCCTCGCAGACGTCGTCGTAGACGTCGATGTCGATGTCCATCCGGATAAACTCCTTTACTGTCATTGCTTTTTTCCCTCTCTTTCTTCAGTGCTCATGGCACTGACTACGACGTCCGGAGCGGGTCCGGGCGCCGTCTGTCAATGTCATTTGATTACGATCATGCCGTGCTGGATTGATCCGCAGTCGAAGAACCGGGTGTAGTACTCGAGCGGTTGATTCCGCTGGTACTGATCCGGACCGGTCTGCCGGCCAACTCCGGAGCAGTCGCCTTCGTAGACTGTGATGTAGGCCGTACCGCCTGTCTGCCGAACGACGCTGGATATCTCGAGAGCGATCCGGCGGATCGTCTGGTCGTCGTCGATGACGTTCAGTACGTTACTGCAGACGACGTCCACCGGGACGCGGTTCTGCATGGCCCAGCTCACAGCCTGAAGCGTGGCCTCGTTCGTATCGTCCGGCTGGTTGTAGGGGTCGTACGGGAGATAGCTCATCTTGGCGGCCACCTCCACAACGTTCCGGATGTGGTCGATGTACTTACCGCATCCATAGTCCAGCAGGATTCCTCCGAAGCGGGCCGGGAACTTCCTGTACACGGCCGGCAGGCGCCGGGAGTTGACCGACGTTCCTGCGCTTGTGTATGTCTGTGACATTCTCTTTTCCTCCTTCTTCAGTGCTTGGCACTGACTACGGGATCCGCCTGGAGCGGGTCCCGTCTGTCAATGTCACGCGTGACTGTACCGGGGCAGCAGCAGCCTCCCCAGGTACATGCTGAGCGCCTGCGCCTCGTCTATCGGAGCGAGCCCCAGGGCCTGGTCGTAGCTGATCCGGAACGGCTCGCCGATCTCCCGGCCGGTCCTTCCGTCCACCTTCACGGCCCGCCAGCGGCCTTTTCCGTCGATGATGGCGCGGTAGATGTTGTACCCGTGCCTCTGGTCTACGAATTCATAGTTACGAATCGCTTCAGCGGTACTCATGACTGTATACCTCCCTGCTTTTTTAGGGGCCTTGCCCCTGTCCTACGTCCGCCGGAGCGGGCGCAGGACAGGAGGCCCGCCGGAGCGGGCCGGTCCTGGGCTGGTCAGGTGATCTTCAGGGGCCGGGACGTGCTGGTCCGCATGAACGGAGCGAGCACATCCGCCGGCATGGTCTTCCGGAGCGCGACCGTGTCCAGCCGCGTGCTGGTGACTTCCTTCCAGGTGACCTTGTAGGGCCCGAAGGTGCCGGTCTCAGTGGTCCCGAGGTCCGCTTTTACCTTGTCGGAGGCCGCCTCAATCGCGGCGTCGATCTCGTCGCGCATGCGCTTGAGCTCCTGGAGCTCCTCAATGTCGCGGACAATTACATCACTGTTACCCATGTTTTTTTCCTCCTCATTTTTTGATTAGGGGTCTCGCCCCTGGTCCAGGTCCGCCGGAGCGGGCCCGGAGCAGGAGCGGCCGGAGCGAGTCCGGCCGGCCTATCAATGCTCGTGGACATAGCTGGATTCCCGGAACGGGCACCCATGGCCGGAGCGGAGGCAGGCGTCACAATTGCCCGGGCACTTCCACAGGTCCGGAGCGGGCGTCATGCCTTCCTGTATGCAGGTGAACGTCGGCATGTCGTGCGGATTCGGGCAGGGCATTCCGTTCCATACTGAGAACATGACGGACAGGTTGGCAGGTAGGGCGTCTTTTGTGTTGGCATCCAACCATGCATTGACTGCCCGGTAGTTCTTCGTATAGGTCCAGAAGATCCAGTCCGGGTGATTCCGAGCGATCCGGACCATACTGTCGAAGTAATCGACGTCCAGGATGTCGCCGGATACGTGCCAGCGGAAGTATTTATGCGCCTTCTGAGCGGATATATACTTGTCTATGGCGTCGAATGTCGCGCCCCGATACAGCTGCATTAATACAGTGTTTTCGGCCCGCGCCTTGACGACGTTCTTATACTGCAGCACTGCCTTGATGTCGTAGCAATATGCCAGGCACCCGGAACAGTTGGCGCAGGTGATACCCGGCGCCATGCTGAAGTTGTGAACCATACCGATTTTTCGGTTCCCTTTTGAGATATGCAGGCGCAAATCTACAAAGGATAAAGCCCGGTACTCGTCCATAGCCTCCCGCAGGTTGTCCAATGCTTTTTTGATAGACTGCACAGAATGTTTCATAGTCTTTATCCACCTTTTCATATATTCGCCTTGACAGGCGTCTTGAAAACACGGTTTCATGCTTTCAAGACGCCTGTCATGCTCTCACATGACAGGCGGAGGAAAAAAGCAGGTTTTTATCGACGTCGTTCATAGGAAAACATGAGGCCATATCTCAGCCAGCCCGGGAAGCTTTCCGGGCCGCACCTGCATAGGTGCTGTATGTTACTTTGTCAAGGTTCCCGATAATGCAGGCCGACTCTCAGCCCGCCGGGCTTCCTATGGTTCCCGTCGTTGTTATTCCGTTTTCAAGGTTCGCGGCTTCCGGGCTTGCCCGGGTCGGCCGGGTCGGTCGTGCGGTTTCAACTGTCAAGGCCATTATAACAGGTTTTTTTGATATGTCAACAACTTTTTATATTACCCAAAATGTATAAAATGGTAAATTTGTCAGATCTGGTATGGCCGCAAACCCTTTATTTTCAACGCATTAACAAAACGGCCTTGCAAATTAACAAATAAAGCTGTTATTTTTTGTAGGATATGACAGGAAAAAACAATAATTTTTGTGCAAATTGCACAAAAAACCGGGTAAAATCAGCCCGCGCATGATGGCGGAAACGGTCAGGCATGCTTCCGGCCGTCCGGACGTATATTTACCCGTCCGGAGGCCTGACCGGGCTAAATGGGCCCAAAAACGGCCAAAAAACAGCATATCCGTTTTTACTATCAAATAAAGCTGTTTTTCGGGCCTGCCTCCGGGCCTGCCTCCGGGCCTGCCTCCGGGCCTGCCTCCGGGCCTGCCTCCCGGGCCTGCCTCCGGGCCTGCCTCCGGGCCTGCCTCCGGGCCTGCCTCCGGGCCT